AAATCGGTCTATCACGAAAGAGTATTTCTTGTCGAAGTCCCAAACTGAGGTTTTAAAAACGTGATCAATTACGATCTCGACTACATCGACATGCTGAATCGCCAGTACCAGGGAGGGAAGTGGATCAAGGCGGCGATCCTGACCGAAACGCCGCTCATTAAAAAATACTGGGCGGAGCATGAGGACCCCATCACGTTCGCCGGCAACACATACCAGCCGCTGCGCATGTTCTGGGAAGGACTGAAGACGAGCGTCGGGATGCCGACCGAGGGATCGAACATCGCCCTGTCCAACCTCGGCAACGTGGTGGTGAAGTATCTGGGCAAGGACCTCGACCCGAGTGGGATGGATGTGACTCTGCAACTGCTCCATCTCGACCTGCTCAACACCTTGACCCGTCCTTACGAGCGCTATTTCAAGGTGATCGCGGCGAGGGCCGACCAGAACCTGGCCGTGTTCGTCTTGGGAAGACAATTCGGCAGAAACCGATTACCCAGAAGAATGATCTTCGCCGACGAGATGATGTGATGTTCCAGGACTACGACCCGAAGGACATGACTGCGAGACTTCTCGCCATGATCGGGGAGCCCTACGAGCCCGACGGCTGCATCAAGTTCGTGCGCCGCGCCCTGTGGGAGTTCGGCGTCGAGATCGAAGGAACCAAAGCCGGTACTATCAGGGACCGCCGACTGTTCTGCAAGGTCGAAACGGGATCGCTCGGGACGGTTATTCTCTGGCAAGGTTTGCAAGGGCAATTCATCGGACAGGAATTTCACGTTGGGCTGATGCTTGATCGAAGGTGGGCCATTCAATCATCACCGGCGACTTCCGGCGTGGGGCGAATAGAGGTAACCCGTCATCCCTGGATTGATTCGCAGCGGGGTTTTTACCGACCGAAGGCTTTATGCATCTGACCGTCATCGGGCCGGTGGGCCATAAGGAAGAACGGTTCATTGATACTAGGGGACTATCCCTCGGAGCATTGCTCCAGAATATAGACGCCGATGTCAAAGTGAACGGTGTCGAGACTCCGGCCTGGAAACGGTTTGTTCCTGAAAACTTAGATCGTGTGGAGGTGACGATTCCTGCGGGAGTCACGGCGGCGTTCATAGGACCGTTAATCGGCGTGGCGGCAGGAAGCACTGCTGCTATCATAGCGGCTGCCGTTGTCAACGCGATCATCAGCCTGGTCATATCGATGGCTCTCTCTGCGGCCATCAAGGCGCTCACGCCCAAGCCAAAAAAACCCAAGCTCAACAGTAGTGAGCAAGCGTTCGGCATCGCGGGACTGAGCAATACCAGGGGTCGGGGAACCCCGGCGTTCGTTCCCTACGGCCAGAACCGGATCTTCGGTCACGTCATCTCCAGCGGAGCTATTGTGTCACCCGATGGCAAGCAGATGTGGGGAAAGATTCTTTATTTCATGGGCGACTGTGGCGGGGACGGTCTTCAATCGATCAGTGACGTCAGGATCGATGGGACATCAGTCGATCAATATCCCGACATGGTTATTCACACCCGCATGGGAACCAACGTCCAGGCGGTCATCCCTGAGTTCGAGAACCAGGATTCCCTTTTTCAACCAACAGTCAACGCACTCCCTTTTGATTCGCTCACCCAGACCGGAACCCCGGTGATCTACACGACCCATGGAAATGATATCAACCGGGCGACGTTGTTCTTCGCCTTTCCGGGTGGCCTGTATCGGATCGGTGACACGGGGACTCATCGTTTTGCCGGCGTCGATCACCTGATTGAAATTCGCCCTAATTCAGGAGGTGCGTGGACTGAAGTCGCGACCGTGAATTGGTTTGAGAAGATCGAGAGCGGTTTATTCAAGACCTACGAGCTCAACTTCCCTTCAGCTGGGAAGTGGGACATTCGGGTCACGGTGGTGCGGTGGGTGAACTTTCATCCGGGAGAAGCCTTTTCCGGCGATAGTTTGCTGTTCAACATTCAGGAAACCAAGTTCACGACCAAGACTTATCCAGGTTGGGCTTTGCTCGGGATCACCAACATTCCGTCCAAGCAGATCCAGTCTTTGGAAAACATGAACTGCTCGGCCATGGTCGAGGGAAAGAGGGTCAAGGTCTGGAACGGCTCGGCGCACACTTTGATGTACACCCGCAAGCGTTGCTGGATCGTGCGCGACATGATGACTAACCCGTTCGTCGGCATGGGGAGCGAGATCGCCGAGGCCGAGATCGACGACGATCAATGGTTGGACGAATCGCAAAGCTACTACGACCAGCAAGTCAACGGGCACGACGGCCTTGAGGTGCGCGACCTTTGCGACGTGGTCGTCAACGACAGCGATTGGGATTGGGAATGGGTCAAGAAGGTTTGCGGGGAAGGCCGCGGCAGAATCATCCCTTCGGGAAGCAAATGGAAGTACGTCATCGACAAGCCGTCGACGCCGAATCTTCTCTACACCGAGGGCGGAAACATCCTCGAGGGATCGATCGGCCTGGAGATCTCCCCGCCCGATAGACCGTTCACGCAGGTGAGCGGGGAGTTTCGCGACGCCGACAAAGACTATGAACATAATTTCAGTCCGCCGATCACCGACCCGGAAGCCGTGTCGACGGTTCCCGAGCTCATTAGCTACGACACGATCACCCGAGAGAGCCAGGTCCAGCGCGAGAACTTCATCGTGTTCAAGAGAAATTTCCTGGAGCGCCGCCGCTGGTCTTTTGCCTCGCCGATGGGGGCCATCGTCTCTGAGCCCATGGACCTCGATTTTTTCGCAGAGAGGGGGATCGGAAATAAGGGAGCCTATGGGGGAATACTTCCGGGCGGCGAGACGGACTGGATCATCACCTTGCCGGACGTGGTGGTCCTGGAGACTGGATCGACCTACGCGCTGATCGTCAAGCACCAGAAAGACAACACGACCGAGTACAGGACGGTGAACACTACGGCGGGAACCTGGGGCCAGGTATCCGTCACTGTTCCGTTCGTGACCGCGCCGGTCGAGGGGGACATCTTTAGCCTTGGAATTCAGGACGTCGAGCACATCGTCACCAGGGCGCAGGACCTGGAGATCGACCGCAACGGCAACATCCGTCAGACCCGCACCGAGTACGTCCCGGCGGTCTACGACGAGTCGCCCTTACCGCCGAAGTCATCTCGCCGAGCTTTCGGTCCTAGAGACAGCAGGCCGCCGATTCCGCTTCGCTACGTGACGCTGAGCGAAGCAATAAGCTTGAACAAGGACGGTTCGACCCGCTCCGTGTTGAACTTCACGGTGACTCCCGGTTTGCCTCAGCACGCCGGGATCGCCAGAGGCGGAGTGAGCACAGCCATTGCCCTGTCCGCAGAGGAACCGGCTATCGAGAATTACTTCAACGGGGCGAAGGTGACGGTCGGGGTCGACACTCTGCCGATCAGTACCTACGACGGGATCCGGGCCTTCGTGACTCCCTACGCGTTCACGACCCCGCCGGTGGTGGGAGATCAATACATCATCACGTGGGAGAGGTTCGGTGAATTTGGCGGATTCATTATTGAGGTTTCGGAGGACGGGACCAACTACAGCCCGTTCGCCACGGTCAACGGGACCAGCCTGGCGGCCGATAGCCAGGGGGTGGGACCCGGGACGGTCTGGTTTCGCTTCACGCCGTTCTCGACTACGGGCACGCAGAACGTCATTGCTCGCCACATACTGTCGGTCACCATCACCGGAGACATATCAGCACCTGCCGCGCCGGTCAGCGTCGTCATATCTAGCCACCTGAAAGACGTTCGGGTCCTGGTCACTTTGCAGAAGCCTGTGGCAGAGGACTTCTCCGGAGTCGAGGTCGAGATTTGGCGCAACGCCCTGGTCAGCGGGACGCTCCTGGAGGTTGCTCGCTTCGGGGCACCCGGCGATACCGGGGAATCGGGGACGATGGCGGTCGATTGCTCTTTTAACCTGGGGGCCCGGCTTCCGCCCGAGAGTTACGGGACCGTGGTCTGGGCCAGAGCGCGCTCGGTCGACTATTCGAACAACCAATCGGCCTTCGTCGATTCTGCCGCAGGGACTCAACTTGCAGGAGATCCAGACGCCACCGGAGTGATCGGTCCTCCCGCCGTTCCGACCGGGCTTCGCCTGGCGACCGGGACTCAGGTCGACCCCGGCGACGGAGTGATCAAGGCGTTTCTCGACATCACCTGGAACGCCAACACCGAGATCGACATCAGCCACTACGAGGTCCAGTACCGGGTCGTCGGGCAGGTGGGGATAACTGCCCGGATAGTTTATCACCCGCAGATATCCATCAGGGAGATCGGTGTCGTCGCCGGTGTCGCCTACGAGGCCCGGATTCAGGCGATCAACCGGGCCAACATGCGGTCGGGATTCACCGCTTACGTTCCGCTTCCTGGAGACGGACTGACGGCCAAGGACACGGTGCCCCCCGGCATCCCCACCGTGACGAGCATCATGGGCGGATTCAAGCAGGTCAGCATCTTCCTTCAGCCGCCGACCGACGCTGATTTTGAAGCCGTTGATGTGTTCATCTCGACCGTCAACAACCTGGCATCGCCGAGTACCGGAAGAGCAGGCTCGACCGCGTCCGACAGCATCCAGTTCGTCGCGACTCAATATGCAGGGGCACAGTTGCA